ATTTCAGGATCAGGCATCGTAAAGAGAAGTTTTCTAGTAAGAAGATCCTCTTCCTCGGTACCTCTTCCTACAGTCTCTAATTTTTTAGTAATTTTTTCATTAATTTTATTAAAAAATTCTGCACCTAATCTTTCCATTAGTACTTCTCTAGAAAGAGGTATTCTAGTAGACCCAATAACATAGTCATCCAGTCTAGGAGTGACTCTGAATCCATACAAAGCCGCAATATAATTATTGAGTTCATAATTCACTGAAAGGACATTAGAGTTAGGAGTATTATGTTTAAAGAATATTCCTGGGTCCTTTACAGATAGAAGCTCAGCCAAGGCACTTTTAATAAAAATATCATCCGTTATCCCATCTTCCCCGAAAGAGGACCCTTTGCCTGTCTCTTCTCGGGAGAATTGATCAGGGAAAGTTGAAACAAAGCCATCAACGTAATCCTTATATAGTTTTCTCCACTCTTCTATTACCAAGGACCCTCTCTGTGTGGTCCCAGCCGGATAAGTATCTGCTATGTAACTTAAATGCGCTAGAGAAAAGTTAGAAGTCTTTGGGATATTATTAATTTTCAGAAAATAATTATCTAAATAAAGGACTTTTTTGATTTCCGACATTTTCCCGAAAACAAAAACAGACTTGTCACTAGCACTATCAGGAAGAATCTTGTGCTTTTTCCATAACCTTAAAATCTTTGTACTAGATTCTTCAAAAAAATCAAACCCGTCAGGCTCCCCCTCTACAGTCCGATCCTTTAGACCTGCATAAAATTTGAATAGGGGACTCATAATTTGAGTGACCACAGACTCATTCTCGTATTCGGGAGTCGCATTATAAGTCATCTCCATATAAAACCCTCCAGGATAAACCAGCCCATTGTTTACGGTTGAGGAGTTTTCAGAACTCCCAGGAATAAGATTGTTAAGAAAAGATGTAGCATCGTAATTCGAATTGGGCGTAGTAGAAGGGAGCCAACCAAAGGTTATCCCCAACTTAGACAGAAAGTTAGTTAAAGCCTTTACCATTGCTTTAAACTGAACCCTAGAATCTGGACTAGTCTTAGCAGTAACATTATTTGAAAAATAGTTCAGAAATCTCTTATTTAGGTTATAAGGAATAACAACTACAGCCTCATTCTCTGCCCTGTTAGCTACTCCTGCAATATAGTTTCTAATTAAATTTCTAATGTTACCATCTAATTTCCCAATGACTTCATCCTTGAGAGTCTTTAATAAATTATCATATAATCGTCGTTGCCACCAGAGGTCCTGCTGACGCTGGGAATCATTAGGTATATTCGAACGGAACTCTTTCCTCTGAGTGTGTGTTATACGCACATCCCTGCTTAAAACTTCATCAAACTTTTTTACTGCCCTCTCCTGACCCGAGATATCATCAAATCTCGAATTCCAAGCTTTTAAAGAATGAATGGAAGGTATAAAAACAGCTTCAAGAACCCTAGTATTAGCTTCAGTATGGACTAATCTTGCACCCACTAGCTCCATACTGTAAGGTCCAGACCAACCGTTGACAGCATCTCCAGAACCAAAAGCAAAATAATAGGTATAAGCCAATTTAAGTTGATATTCGGCATCAATTAGATTAGATTTAAAAATACCCCTCGTTGCTTGGTCCAGAAGTTCTTGCCCGTCCTTTCTTCTGTGTAGTCGCTCGATAGATTCTACTAATTTAAGGGAGGTTGCTGGGTTACCCAGTAACAGGAATTCGGTTAATTTAGAAGTTTCTAATAATCTAATCTTAGCTTCAAGAGGCTCTTCCCGGTTGTAGTTAAACTCAAAGGACTGTAAGGCTTGATTATCCAAAGGACTCGCTAGAAAACTTAAGGAAGATTCTTCCTCACTCAAAAATGCCATACGCTCACTTAGATTCGAAAACAGATTTCCTGCAAAAAATACTTTATTAATTGCAGTCTTAGACTTAGTTATGAAGATGCTTGGAGTGAGGGTATTAGCCATCAAATTAAGTCCACTATTTTAATCCTATCTCCTACATTTAACTGTTGGAAGGGGTCGGAAATGTCATTAGTCCAAAGGACTAACCAGTCCATTTCTGCGGCTCCGTAGAACAAATCAGCTATTAAATCTGCTCTATGCTCAAACCCAGGAGGAATAACTCCCACCCTTCCAGGCAAGGATCTTATTCGACGCAAATCTCTTTCAAAGTCCTTAGAAGTTAAAGAGGTTACCACTGGCCTATGTTTAAACTCTTTTCTGCTATAACCTAATTTTAAATGATTTCTATATAACATATGCTTTTAAAGTCCAATCCGAATTATAAAGATCTGATCGTACCATTGTAGGGATCGTTAGTGTTTCTTTCATAAATAGCTTCCCATCCCGCTAGATTATCCCCAGAGGTAAGACCCCCACATACGTAATCACTTAAGTCGCCAACACGATTTTCCTTTAGTTTCAAAGAAATATTAATTACATGAGGAGTGAGAGTCCCAACATCATATCCTGCATTTTCCACAATTTTTACATTATAGCTCTCCACTAAACACGGAATATTATTATACATTGGCCCATGGGTAAGTCTAACAGTTGGGGGACCATAAGCAGAATTTTTAGAATTATTTAATACGGTCCCTCTAATTAAGTTTAGCCAAAAATACAACAGATTTATAGTATCGTCGATGACTTTTGTGTTTAGTGATTCAACCGAAGCCTCAAGAGACTTTGTAAAAAAATCTGAAAACTCATCAAACGCAGGAGTATCCACAACATAGTTGATAAGGGATCTATAGTAATCCCTATGAATTTTAGCATGATTTACAGGGTCGCGCTCCATACGAACTTCGTTAGCGTCTAGTAGTCGTTCCGGCGTCATAATCCCATTCCCCATAGTATGTTCGTAAATATCAAATACGCCACCTATATTACTTTTACTAATATCACCAGGATCAAGCCAACGTAAATCCGACTCTGTTTTTAACGAAAACATCATTCTTTGCTTATCTTTATTATCAAAAAACAATTTAAAATTTTGTAGGAATCTACTGGCAAGGCCCTCTCTGGTGGTAATATGATACAAGTGTAATAAGTTTATATTAAACGATAAACTTATTTGCCTAGACTCGGCACCCATGTAGGAGAATAAGTTACCAGCCCTTCCTATAAGAGAATATTCATCATATCTTGCATTACCGGATTCTGATATAATAGGATTCTCTAGAAACGGGATTTGGGCTCTTAAAGTGCGCCCTTTTTCAGTAGGAAAGTCTAAAGAAAGATAAGATCTCTCTTCTAGTTTTCTTTTTACAAATTTATCATAAAAAAGTTCAGACTTCGTTTTCATTTTTACTTACCTCTCCCTCCAGGAATGATAGGGTCTACTGGAGCTAATTGTGGTTTTGGTGGTGGCTTATTTGCAAGTGCTTCTGTTGCATCTGCAATGCGCTCCAAAAGTGCTTTCATTTGTATCTCCGAGAACACTTGTGAGGTTTTGCCTCTAGTAGCCGCAGTAATAACACTAGTTGCCAGCTTTAACCCTGTATCCCTTTTAATTACAGCTGCTTTTTTCCGTGCAGCTTCCTCTTCAGCCAATTTCCTAGCTTTCTCTGCTTCTTCGGCAGACTTGTCGGTACTATTCCAAATATCGCTAAGGAAAGGGATCCCGAATTCCAGAAGGCCCCATATTGCACCTATAGGAGTTGCGACTTTGGCGAAGTTCAGCGCCATCGACCCCAAGCCACGGGCAACTCGACCGATAGGTTGCCCAAGTCCAGGTCCTACGGTTTTAGGTAGTGGTGAAGGGGCAGGTAGCATGGATTGTGGTATTCCCCGAGGGTGCAGGGGTGGCAAGTCTTGTGACCTTCTGGGAGTCATCTTAAGGGGGCCTCGACGCCCAGGGACTGCGAGCGGGAAAGTTCCGGCAGGGGCTTGGGTGAGGGACGTTCTGCCGGTTCCTAATCCTGGATATGACCTCTGGGCGAGGACAGGACTTTGTCTTGGATCGTGTTCCCTTAACCCAGCACCCAAACGCCCCTTAAGTGCCATACCCATTTGAATTGCCTTTATCGCAAGTGCGGTATGGAAGAACTTCTTAGTTAAATCTAGCATCTCAGGAGCCCACTGGTCGTAGAACCTATCAACACTTTCTTGCCTTGCTGCTAAGGTTGCCCTTTGGTCATCGGCAGATGCTTTAAGTTCATCCGTAGTTTGATTATTTTTCTTAAGAAGTTCTCCCAGAGCAAGCAAAGATTGTATTTGAGGACGACCAATAGTCTCAGCTAAGACCTGAGCCTGCATAGGTTGGTCCGAAAGCCTTTGCCGTATATCCTCAGAAGCATCTACGATCATTTGGAGATGTCTATCCCCAATCTCTGACCCGTCTCGAACTTCCGTAAACAATCCCTTTAACCCAAGCATTTCCTGTTTGGTAATCTCCATAGCGTCACCCATGGATAGAAGAACTCCAATTTGTTTTCTAGCCTCTTGCTTTCCTACTGTTGCACCCTCTAAAAGTACTCCTAACTTAGCTAAGTTACCTACAGCCTGAGGTCCATAAATTGTAAAGGATTCCAGTTGTGTGCCAAGGGATACTATACCCTCTAAAAGCTTATCCGATGTAATTCCATACTTTTTAGACGTATCTCTCGTAACCCTCATTAAATCGGATACTGCTTCGGAGTCCTCATCAATAAAGGTAGTTAATAGCTGCATTGCATTGATTAAGCTTCTAGTGTCTTGACCAGTTATAAGTAAATCATCGGCCAAGCTATCCATTGCAATATTATTGGATCTTACACCTTCCTGCCATGCATCAATCATAAATTGGGTAGATTTATTATAAGATACTGAAAAGGAATCTAGCCTTTCACTGTTTTCCTCTAAGAACCCAGTTAACTTAATAAAATTCCCAGCAGATTGTTGTTCAATCCTACTAAGCTTAGTAGTAGCGTCAGTAAATTTCCCAATAAAATCAATATTACTTGCAATCTTAGTATGGAGATTAATTATACCAAACCTAAGCATATCCAAAGCTGTATTGGTGCCATCGAGAGCCTTGGAAAACTCTTTCCCCATTATTTGTTGGGCAACTGTAAGCTCTCTGACTGCTAATAGTGCTTGATTGTCTTCCTGTCCATTCGCCATTAATATGTCCTAAGATTACCTCTAGATGTATCTAATGATACAGTAATAATATCGCTCATATACCCAACTTTAAATGTTCTAAAGTTATGAGATTTAACAAATCCTCGAATTGTTGGTAAATTTCTATAGTCAGAAACATAATCGTTGTTGTATAAATTATTTACAAGAATAGTGAACATTCCCTCACTTAATCCTTCAAGAAGAACTACATTCATTAAAACTGATCTAGAGGATAGAAATATGCCACTGGACGTTCGCCTTGATGCAACAACCACTCCAAGTCTTAAGGATCCCATATACCCGAATTGGATAACATCCCCAGGTCTAAGACCAAGGTAGGAGGTCTCTCTACCCCTAAAGCTGTATCCAGAAAGCTTCTCTTGATTCTCTGTACTTAACCTACGGACCATTGCAACTCAGTTGTAATTTCATACTTTTATTTCCAATATAGCAAATAGTTACCTATTACATATTTATAGATATATGAATACCTTAGAGGAAGACTTAATTGAGATTATTGACCTACTGAACTTCACATTCTCCAGTAGTTTCACTGAAAAATGGAGCTTCAAGTATGGAAGAAGGCTACCTAAGCTGCTACAAATGAGACTGCTTAAATGTTTAGACTCAAGGAAGCCCTTAAAGCTGCAAGCACTACACAAATTTTTAGTAGTGGACTCCGGGTTCAGCCCAGAAGTTATAGAAAACTTTTTATTGGACATAGATTACGAGATCTACTCTCCAATAATCTCAGGTAGGTTAAACCAAATTAACCAGACTTATTAAGTTGATCTTTGAGGACTCTTTGCTCATCGAGCCTCTTGCATACTACATCCTCTGAGTGGAACCTAGGGCAGGCTTCCTTATACTCACACCAGTCGCAGAAGACATTTTCTTGCGCCCAGAATTCGTCTTTCTTTTTCTTACGAATTCGCCAGACCTTATCAAGCTGTCCCTTCTTCCACATCTCCACCTGGAATCTAGAGAACTTGACTGATACAAAATTCCCAGTAACCGGATAGTAGTGGGCGCAGTAAATCTTCTCAAAAGGAACATCGTATAGCTTGTGGATAGCCCAGGCGTATCCCTTTAACTGATTATCGTCCATAAGAGTTTTCTTCTTCTTTTCTCTTTTGGATGTTTTGTAGTCAATAATAAGGTATCCACCATCAGTCCCCTTCACCACCCGGTCAATTACCCCCACAAACTTAATATCATTCTTCTCGTCTAGGGGTATACTAATTAGTTGCTCGGCGGATACCGTCTCCCCAAGATTCTGATTCCATACTAAAAAGTTTTCAAGACAGCACTTCATTCTGTCATTTTCACGAAAAGGAACCTTATAGGTGGATCTCTCTTGTTCTGCTATTTTTAGTAAAGACTTAATATCCTTCTCTTGGAAGCCAATTTCAAAGATCTTGTGAATGAAGCTGCCGAAGTTCAAAGCGTCTTCATTCTTGCTGCCGAATCCTGGCAACCTTTCTATATATCTCAGCTTGTATTTCCATAGGCACTGGTCTATGATGTCACTGCGAGAGGCACTAATATTATTTATAAACATGACGACTAATTTTATTAGAAAATATTGCTTGAGCAGGTTCTCGACTAATTATAGACTTCAGAGCGACGACATTGAACTAGTAGTTCCATCATTATTCATAAATAACGACTACAAGAGACATATGTCCATCAACCTAGAAACTGGGTTGTGGAGGTGTTTCAAGTCTGGGGAAGTAGGTAACTTCGTAAAGCTGTATGCTTTACTGGAGAAGTGCTCCTACCAAGAAGCTTATGAGAAGTTTATCTTTGAAGACTTCATCGCAGGGGGTAAGAACCGAAAGACTAAATCCCTAGAGAGCTTTAACCCTAATAAAATAGAATCAGATTTAGAGGAAGCTAAAGACTTTGAAGTTGTCGAAGATCATCCATTCGTGGTTAGTAGGCTCCTCTCAGGATTCACGTTCTATTTAGCTAAAAGAGGCAAATACTCAGGGAGACTGATCATCCCTTTCATGAACAGAAAAGGTAAGATGTTTTACTTTCAAGGTAGATCCCTAAACGGAGATATGCCAAAGTATCTTAACTGTAAGAACCTGAAATCCTCCCAAGTCCTATACCCCTTCGATTATGGGTCCTACGAGCCTCTGTACGTCACTGAGGGGGTCTTTGATTGCCTAAGCCTACAAGCAGTAGGGCTAAATGCTACGACCACTCTCAGCTGTTTTACGAGCCGTGAACAGATGCTCCAACTCAGCCAATATCAGGGACCTCTTGTGTGTGCTTTCGATAACGATGAAGCCGGAATGGAGGGACGTAAAAAGTTTATGAGGCTAGCTCACTGGGCGGCTAGAGACGATCTCATGACCGTGGTCCCACCAAAGAAATTCAAGGACTGGAATGAAGTCCTAATAAGAGAAGGCCCAGACTACCTGTTAGGGGTGGGCAGAGGATTAGATAGCCTGAACCCTCTCAGCTTAGAATTTCTAACGTATCAAAAAAGCAAACTCATTTGATACAACAGTTTGATTTAAAGCTTCAAACTTCAGTCTAGCAACGTAGGTGCCAGTCATTGCCCCTAAACTTCCGTCCAACAATCTTGGATGGGTCTTCAATAGGTTTGTATCAAAATTAAATATAACCGTATTTTCAGAAGTTACGTCTATTAACCCAGAGGTTTCCGTGTAACCGGAAACTTCCACCCTCGCACCAAGGTTTCTATCTACATTCTTTTTGTAGATCTCGATCATTGGGTTAGTGACCAGAGATTGTTTGAACAAGTTCACTATTGACCGGTCTATATTTACATTCTCGATTGTGAACTCATTAGTGAACTTAAGATCAACTTTTGAACCTAAAACTACAAAGTTGTTATCCAACCTAGTAGCTACTCTGAACAGTAAGGGCTCAGTTACACCGAAGAATCTGTCTTCAGTTAAAGTAAACTCATTTACAATTGTGTCGAGATCCGACCCCGCGACCCTCTCAACAGTCCAAACATCAATATAATCCCCTGTTGATGAGACAGTGTTATACACCCTCGTTAAAACATCGGGAACTGCGGAAAGGTTAAACTGACCACTTGGGGTAAGTGTGGGGGAGTTCAGAACTACAGCAAATTTACCTTGAGAAAGCCTATAGATCCCCGATGCATCATCAATATTGTAGTTTGTGGGGTTAAAAGCTTCCTCAATAGTTGCGCCCGTCTTCACTATTGCTGCACTATTCGAAAAGTGCATCATTATATTCCCCGACGCTGTGGACCTTAACTCTCCATCCGAATTTATTACGGAGTTTGGACTTTGATTATCTGAAGCCGCAAAAATGGAGACGCCACTGACAGCATAGGGGTCAGTATACTGACCATCATTAATAAAGTATAAAAGTAAAGCTGTTGGGCCTAGAACTGTGGGTCTCTCAAATCTAGTGGTTACGGGATTGCCATTGATTTTCATTTTGAAGATCTTCCATTCTTTTCATATCTTCCGCATAGAATTTCAAGAAAGACATCCTTTCTTGCTTTTTCATTCTTTTAACGTCAGAATATGAAAAGCCAACTTTATGTATTAATATGTAGGCTTGATAAAGAAGTTCATCCAGGGATAAAGACTCTATCAGCTCACTGAAAAAAAATCAGCACCAAATGGGATCTGCATCATAGTAGTTTCGCCGCAAGACGGACATTCGAACAGAAACCTGGGGTCAATACCAAATTCATTTAAAGAGATTTCTTTAGCAAGAGTCTTTAAATCCCTAATATGCATTCTCTTTAAAGCCTTTGAAATAAACACAGGATCCTCATTGCCGTCCAGGGATACAACAAATCTGTACAAGTTGTTACTCGCTAACTCTATGTCTTCAATGAAAGACTCCTCATGAACCCTAGGGAACCGAACTTTAGCCTCCACTTTAAGCATCGGGAGATCGACTAGTCTAGGGTCCTCTAGGGACTCAGGAACGTATCTCACATTCAGGTGGTCCCCTATATCCAAAGTAGATTTAATCTCTGTGCTACAGGCGGGGCACGCTATGTCAAAGTCATATTCCGATCCATAGGAAGCTTCCCTAACCTTTGTTAAAAGATAAAACTTATCCATTAACACCAAGTCATGTATATCCACACCCTCAACGCACTTCTCTAAAAGCTTATTAATTATGGAACTTCCTTTGCCTTTAGAATTTAAAATCTTCTCTTCTTCATAAAAAGAAAGCGGAGATACTGTTACTTTGGAAACATCCTTATAGAATTTTCCTCTAGAAGGTAAATCAACTTCAATATCCTCGTCTTTGGGCATACTAGAAAATAAAGCCTCCAAAGCTTTATCCCTTGCCGCTCCCACATCCTTACCCATCCCCTTAAGTTCGCTCATAAATAAGTCCTATTATATGTTATAAGGTATTATAGTCTATGAAAATAACAGTGGGGTGTTTAACTTCCTACCTGGAAACCGATAACCCTAAAATACTAGGAGGGTTAAGGGATAAGTATGCTTTCCCTATACCGGGACATCAATATGCCCCCTCTTACCGATCTCGAAGATGGGATGGTAAAAAAAGATATTTTGGCCTCAACGGTAAGTTCAGAACTGGAATATTAAGCAGAATATTAAAGGACTTGGAAACAATTGGAGTAGATCTTGAAAAAGATTTAGAAATAAAGTATAAGGATCCTCCCCCTTTAGATGTTCCAGTAAAAGAGATACCTGGATTCAAGTATAGAGATTATCAAAAAGATGCAATAGATTATTGTCTCAAAAAGAGAAATGCAATCGTGGATTCTCCTACTGGATCTGGGAAAACTCTTATCATGGCGGGAGTTGTAGCGTCAATGCTTTCTAACATCCCCGAAACAGTATGCGTAATATTGTTTAGAGAGAAAGGAATCCTTAATCAAACATTAAAATTCTTTCAAAAATGTGGTATTCCCAATCTAGGGTTTAACTCTGGGGACGGGTATCAGCACGGGAACATAATGTTATCCACAGTCCAAAGCATAGAGAAGATCCTGGATACCCATCTAGAAGAAGCAGAAATCCTAATGGTAGACGAAGCACATCAGTTCTGTAAGGGAGAAACTACCATTGCCGCTATAGAAAGCTTCCCTAACGCTATGTATAGGCTAGCTTTTACTGCAACACCTCCTAGGGAAAATGCTAAGGATATAAACGCTAGAATGGTTTTGGAGGGGGCATTTGGTCCTGTATACACAACTAGGACTGCTGAAGAACTCGTGGAGGATGGAAGTTTAGCTAAACCCATAATTCAAATCGTAGATAACCCTCCAGTATCCTCAGTAGAGGAAGGACTTAGTTACCAAGAGATTTATGAAGAATATATCGTAAACTGCGATACTAGGAATGATAAAATAAAGGATATTGTAACTAAAGTGTATCAAAACAATCCCAACGCAAAAATACTAATACTGGTTAAGAACCTTCTCCATATTGAAAATTTACAATCAAGAATAAGAAATTGCTACACTATAGAAGGAAAAGACGAAATCGGAAGTAGATATGAAGTTATTAGAGATTTCGTGGACAACAAAAAGCCAGCAACTATTATTGGTACGAACGTCATGCAAACCGGGATTAGCATTAATGAGATAACCCACATGATAAATGCAAGAGGGTTGTCAGGAGAAGTTCCTACCCTGCAAGGTCTGGGTCGTGGTATTAGGAAGTCTGAGGGAAAGGATAAAATGTATTTTTACGATTTCTACGACCGAATCCCCTACTTAGAGGGACATTCTAAAGCTAGGATAAGGCACTACAAAAGATTAAAATTTGAGGTAAACAATGTCAAACTCTGAAATTATAACAAAAGAAGCCCAAGTGGATACAATTAATAAAATCACAAAAGATCAGCTGAACATGATTGATGCCTGTGTAGACTCTCTAACCACAATGAAAAAAGAGGCTAAAATCACAGAAAGGACTCTCAGAGATCTTACAAGCACTCTTAGAGAGCTAGACTCACTTAGAGAGCTTTTCTATACTAGAATCTTTAACTCTCTAAAAAGAGGAGATATGATTCTGGATTAGACTCCGTCTGGAATCTGGTAAATTTCAATAGAGTCCAAAGTGCAATTAGCAGTTTCAATACTAGTTACCCACTGAACCTGGAAGTCCACTACAATATCGCTTGTCGTAGACTCCGTAGCAGATCCCCACATCATACCATCTTTGTAAGTGCTTCCCATATTGCCATATCCGGCAGTCGCTGCTGTCGAGGTCCCAGATTTGAATTTATAGAAAATCTTCTCGGCGGAAGATCCAGTTTTAATAATATCAATGTCGGCTCGCCAACTGTATTCATTTGAATTATTTTGGTAAGTAGTTCCAGATTGAAGCTTTACAGCACCGTTTAAAGCAATGGCAGTATTAAATGTTTGATTACCCCCAGAATTTTGAGTAAGCCTTCCAAGCATGTTTATTCTTACATCCTTGTTAGTTAAGAGTCCTGCCGGAATTCTGTAGCTATACAAACTATTAAGTGTTGTATTTTCTGCCCCCGAACTCACAGATCCACCTCTCGCCCTGTGAATTAGCATTGGAGTCTTTTCTATCGCTGACACGACAAGACCCGCAGCACCATTATCTATATTAAACGAATCCGTAGTAGCGTTCCATCTGACAAAAGCCCCATCTTCTATTGAATCATTTGTGAAGTTGTATGACTCAAAATCTTTGTTGGAAGAGACATACATATACTGAGAAACGAAATCCGTAGACGATGTTCCTGAGGCATAAAGCCAAGTCCCTGAAGGTATACCACCTTTCCCCGTCCCCTCTTTTAAAGATACATATTTACTAAAATCTAAAATCTTAGTAGTGCCTGGGGCACCAGGACAGCTTGCGGCTCCGGTCGCACCGGGAAGGGAAGGATCACAATCGTAACTATAAGTCGTTGCCATCCCCTGAACTATGGTTCCTATAAATTTTCCTCGGTTTGCATCCCACGTAACAAGAGTTCCATCAGTTGCAGTTACACTTTCCCCGGATACGTCACGTAGCGTTTGAAGCTGACCGTGCTCGGCTACGACAGCAGATACTGGGGTTCCCGAAGGGCCTATAGATCCCCCTACGTCAGTAAAATACAATACTGTGCCAGATACTCCTGAAACACTTGAAGCCGCACTTGCATTGGTAGTCGTGACAACAGAACGTGCAGCTATGTCACCATCTAAAAAACTATCAACTGATGTAGAAATATCTATAAGTGAAGGAGTACCATCAGATGCAAGTTTAATAAGGCCGGGACCTGCTTGGGACGTTAATTGCTTGGAGGCATTAGTTTTAACAATCTGATTTGCCGTGAGACCTTCTACTATCGCATTTTGAAAAGTTTGAGTACCAGTTGAAAAAGTATTAGCAGCACTGACTGAGGCATAACCAAGCTCGGCGCGACTCAAGGCAACCCAAGCACTCTCACCAGCCGCATAACCAAGGACATCGACAGCGGCAGGGCTGGGTGGGACAGGGATTCCCGCCTGAGCTATAGTGGAAGGTGCCCAACAAGTTCCACTCCAAGCTAATACTTCTCCGTCAGATGGATTTTGAAACGCTCCCGAATCTTTACTTATGCACGTATCGGTAGCATCACTTACGGAGGTACTACCTCCTGCACCACCCCCGACAAGAAGTGAGGAAGGTGCCCAACAGGTGCCACTCCATACTAAAGCTTTCCCTGTAGTTGGAAGATGAAAACTCCCAGGAGCGGATTGAATGCACGTATCCGGTAACCCACTTAAAGTAGGATTCGTTGCATCGGGAAGATTTTGATACGTAGTGGCACTTATAGTAACCGAGCTAAGGTTCGTCAAGGTTACTGAGCTTAATTCAACAAAGGCTTTTGCTTGATTCCTAGCGTCATATCCTATGCCTAATGGGGATCCACTTGTAACGTAATGAGACATAGGTTACCTACTTTTACCGCTTGTATCTCTCTGGGTCTTCGTCTTCCTCTTCGTCGTCTTCCTCTTCATCCTCGTCATCGAGGTAGTCTTCTTCTTCATCCTCTAATTCTTCTTCCTCTCCCTCAGTGCTTAACCCCGCTAGGAGATCCTCCATTTTTGCTAGAAGGGCTGTGAGATCATCCTGATCTATCTCTTCTGGCTCTCCTTCCTCTGCTGGGAGGTCTTCGTCGTCGGATTCTTCGTCGGGAAGCATATCCTCTGGTGCTTCTTCACCGTCCATTTGAGCATCCTCTTCCTCTTGGGCGACTTCATCCTGAACCTCGTCGGCTGCCGCTTCTGCATCCATTGCAGAGACTTCTGAGTCACTGTCCATAGGATCGGGGGAGCCTAATGGGTCCTGGGGCTCCTCTTCGTAAGCTGCCTCAGGGGCTTCTTCGGGTGGCATTTCGTCAGGGGAGGGTTCGGGCATCATTCCTTCCTCAGGTGATCCCATTGCTCCTTCCATATCCTCCTGATGGGTCTCGGCAGTATCGGCTACCTTCGCTACAGCAGGGACTAGCATCTTTAAGACCTGACCAATCTTACCTAAATCGTCAGCTACCTTGTTGAAATCCATATAATCCATTAAACTTGCTTCATTAAGAGATTGAGCACCTCCTGCCTCAATAAACAACTCAGACAAGAAATCAGCAAGATCAATAGCTTCTGACCCATTCTTTAAAGCTAATGAATTAGCAAACTCTACTAAAGTCTTCCTAACAATTGAGTTCTTCGGGGCCTGCTTGGCGATAGCCAGCATTATCTCCGATTCCGTCACAAGAAGGGTTTTGAATGTGGGAACCTCACTAAGCTTCCGAACATCAATACCGTATTTTTCGTTAAGAATACTTAGGACATACTTCTTAACCGGCTTCTTCATTTCATAGATTAGACCGGCAAAGGCAGCAACATCAGTATGCTTAATCTTAACTTCGTTCATGGACAACGAGTTACGAAGAAGGTTAGTAAGTTGCTTCTTTGTTGATAAAGCGAAATAGGGGACCTTGGTTACTATGGTAGCAACTTGCTGCCGGATCTTACCTTCTCCACTTTCGTAGACCATTGAAGCTAAGTCTAGGATGTCTGGGTTATCCACCCAGATCGTGTCAAAGTTTTCCTTGGCCTCTAGAAGCTCCTTTTGTATTAGCTCCTTACGGCACAAATGTTCATAAAGACTTGTCCTACCAGTGGTTTGGACCTTGAATTCCTTATCCTCACTAAGCTGCTTGATGGTTACCTTGGGCAAATCAAAAGAGGTCGAAACCAGGGTTGCCAGCTTCATCCCATTTCTAATACTTGCCATCCCAAGGATGTCCTTATTCTCCTTCAAAAGATCCACAATCTGATCCTTTATCTCGTTAACCCGGATAAACTCATCCGATGAGACAATCTTAGTCTGATTCCCAAACCTTTCGGTCTTCTCATGTAAACGAGTCTTAATTCTTTCGTAGGCAAGTTTAGTTTCAAACATCGAGATTATTTGATCAAACGAGCCTTCGGCTTGTTGGTAGTCGTCTTCCAGGAGATTAGACAGCATACTCATTACCTTCTTATCCGTAAGGGACTCATATGCTTTCCTATCCTCTAAAATTGAGCTATCCTCAACAACAATTTTAGACAGCTTTAGAGTTGGCTTAAATGAATACTTTCCGCTAATTACGGATCCACTTTCAGTCAAATAGGTAGCAACACCATCTTCAACATAGAATAGTTCTACATTTTCCCTTAGAGTACGAGCCAAATAATCCCCGATCTTGATCAGGTTACTAAACTCTTTACCACGATATTCAATTAAGTTAGTTAACATGACTAATATACTTTATCAAAATTATTTAGACCACTATTAGTAGGCATCTTTATTAAAATGGTTATTGCTGCTCCATTTCCTCTAGAACTTCTAATAACTCATCATCACAGTCTGCTTCGACTGCGAGTTTCTTCATTAAACTAAAATCAATGGATTCCATTTGAGTTGGAGGAAGGTTCTCATCAGACTCCATACTCATTCCAGGGGTGGCCTCTCCTGCTGGCTCAGGAGGTGGGGGTGCGCCCATAGGAGGGGCTCCTCCCATCATTGCGGCTTGTTGATCCATACCCGTTTCTTTCATTTCCTTATCAAGTTGGTCCTTAATTTCCTCAATTTCATGATCCGACAACCGATAGTAGTCTTTGTAGATCTTATCCTTAGGGAAAATACCCAGTTGTAGGATCTGCATTACTACTTGCGTCTTAGCTAGATCAATATCCAATTGCCTCTTTAAGGCCATATCCGAAGGGGCTGGTAACTTAATCTTTAGCTCATTCACCAAAACTTTGGGGAACCCTTTAAGCAGCAAGTGCCTCTTGGCGATTGTCTCCAATCCAATCTCTAAAGACTTTTGAATCCTAGTAATAACTCTTGCAAACTTTACGTCTAATTGGGATAAATTAGCTTTGCGATCAGGAGCTTGATCCTTCTCTACGATGTAGTCCTTAGGAATTTTAAGAGCAGCTAAGAGCTTGTCTCTAAAGTATTTTACGTCGTCAACCTCCCCAAGGTTCTCTGCTCCCTTTAGGGTATCAATTTTAGTGCCAGACCCTTTACCATTTATAGCAATATAAAAATCTTCATCAGCAGCTAAAGCGTTGAAGTTTTCTTCAATGTTCCCTGATTGAGCGTTATAGCTCTTTCTTTTCTTGAACTTATCCATTTGCTTCTTAATATGCATTTCAGCCTTAGAAGCGGGTAAGGAACCAGTATCAATGTAGAAAATACGTCTCTCAGGGGCACGAACAAGACGATAGATAAGCATTGCATCTTCCATCATCTTCAAACTCTTATAGGTTACCCTTGCAGCATTAGCAATTGATTTACCATAGGGGTAATGAGTTGGGTCTGAAGTGTGTAGCCTAAAGTGGACAATCTGGCCTGGGTCTAGGTTAATCATCTGACTATCGTCTAAATCGGGGCCAATGGAACCATAAGTCGTCCAATCGTTCTTCTTTGGAATTTCCTGTAAAAATTGCTTTAGGTAGCCAAACTCATCTTCAACCCTAAAAATATAGTTTGGATTTAGAATCTTGATCCTTTGGATACCCTTCTTGATATGGTTCAGATCTACAATTGTCTCTAAGAAAATGTCCCCATACTTTACAGTGTTCCTGCCGATGTCCCAAAGATATCTCCCTAAGTTTATCTCACCGAACATATTTTCAACTTCATCTTTCACGAGCTTATCTTCGGTAACAAGCTCCCAGGGAGTCCCATCCACATTTTCTTGAGTGCAATCGTCTGAGTAGATATCAAATGCCGATGAAATCTCAGGATACCCATCCATATCCTCGTATTCTTTGTATCTCTTCTTACGGTCATACTCTACTTGAGGGAGGATGGGGTAAAAAGTTTTTTCATGTCCAAACTCAGAAGGTATCTTAATAACCTGATTAGACTGGACAGAATCGCCTTGAAGGGGCTTTGGTGCGGCAACTTTCTTCCTGGAGACGGGATCTATGTATTGGTCATCCCTTACGTCTTCTGCATTTCTTGCAAAAAACTTTCTAAAGAACCTTCCAATCAACCCATAAGTTTTATTATAGGGTGCTTGCGGGTCCGCAAATTGAGTGAAACCTTCTGCGCCTTCTCTTATCTTCCTAGTAGCCATTCAATATTCTCTTCAGTGAGACCTTGTGTGGATGTCTGCACCTTATATTTATATGCGTTTTGTATAGCTGGGGGAATAAGATATTCATTATCTGCACTCTTTTCTATGAAGGCATTACCCCTTAAGTTGTTAAAAACATTGATTGCAGTGGCAAAGGACATAATTAAATCATCATGACAGTTAGTATCTGCCTCTATTTTACCTGTGTCTGGGTCGATAATGAAGGTTAAAAGCTCATTAACCAATCTATCGGAATTGATTAAAACTTTACCTGCCCTAATATTGTGCTCCATGTCAGCAAGTAAGTTCTCTTTATTTTTTTGAGTAATCATAATTCCAATGTCTCGCTTATCATCCATGACCAGATTTTCATACTCATGTTCCTGTTGTAAGAAATAAATTAAGTTATTACCAATACCATTCCTTTCAGGACACACAAACGCTGTGTTGTATAGTCTTGCTTCATCGGTAATAACTCTAGCAAAGTCATTAATTGGAGTCCTATTGGAATAAAACTCAGCAACCTGCCTCCCATTATAGATGTCTATGATATGAAATGCTGAATAGTCTCTATCCCGACCTATAGAGGGGTCGGCAGCAAGCACATACTCATGATTGGGTTGAGGATCCTCCCAAATACGCATTCGATTGTTATATTTTATCCAATAATCCTTATTACAATTTTCCTTTAAAGATCTAAGAATCTCCCCCTCAATATAGGTCTCGCCAGTTCCAAGGAAACTAGCCTCATATTCCTGCAACCACTCCTTGTAGCTGTGTTTCCTTCTGGTTTGATTTTCCCAGTTATCAACTAAAATTGGAGGACTGCATTCCTCCATCTGCTCATACAGCCATTCGAACCCTTCATGCCTTTTATACTCTGGGTGTTCCTTCCATTTAATGTCAATCGGATGAAACCCATTTGACCCTTCAACAGCTTGAGTATACATTTTATGGAACCAGTTACCGATACCATTCACAGTAGAAAGACATACAACCCGTCCACCAGTTGAGGTTGTAGGACCAACAGCAGCCCAAATTGTGTCAATATGTTCAATGAAAGCAGCCTCATCTAAAATTAATAGTGAGGCCGATATTGATCGCCCAGACTGCTTACCAGAAGCTTTTGACTGAATTGAAGACCCATTTTCGAAAGCAAGGGTATGATCGTTGTCTCTGGTTGTCTTTGGCCTCATCCAACTAGGAAGTTCCTCATACATAATTTTAATTCTAGAAACAACTTCTTTCGCTTCAGCGTCACCCTTCGATAGGATAGCAACTCTCTTATTTGTACCAAATATGCAAAAATGCAAGGCATACGCAGCCATAAGGGTTGTGCATCCAGCCTGTCTAAACTTTCGAAGAATAGTAAGTCTGTAGTCTTGAAATTCATCTAGGATACGTGATTGGAAAGGGTAAAGTTTAAAGTTAACTAAACCCCGCATCGGGTGAACAACTTTAATGTAGTTGTTCGTAAAATATTCGCAGGATCTAGAACATTTTCTAAATTCTTTCGCAATCCGTTCCAGCTCTTGGCTATCATTATTCATATTATATAAATGATTTATTTTTCCGTTTGTAGCAGAAAGAGTAAACAACCAGCAAGTCTAGAGAAACTAGTAAATTGGTGTGATACTCAAGAATACACTAAAATCAATATAGCTTATGACTCCATATCTATTTATGAAGGACATAAATCCAATATTGAATACTTTGAACAATTTAAAATACAAGATGATGATATTATAGTAATGTGCCATGATGACATTGAAATACTATCAACACCAAAGAAATTAAAAAAGTATTTAGAGGTGGCAAAGAGACCCAGAGTAGGGTTTGTGGGTGTGGCAGGAGCTTGTAGATTTGAGTCTGACGGTGCATGGTGGAATGCAAGAAAAAAGGGAAATGCCAGAGGATTTGTGTTTCAGGGGATAGACTCAACTACAATGGTGCCAAATTACTTTGGACAATCAGGTCAAGTGACGGTTCTAGATGGGTGTTTCCTAGCAATAACTTATGAAAATCTAAAGAAGATTGGGCTGGACGAACCAGCATACTTAAAAACAGGGTGGGACTACTACGACATCCACCTCACAATGAAAGCGCATTTGAGTGGACTTTCTAACTACGTTGTGCCTATAATCGTCATGCATGAATCGTCAGGGCAAATGCGAAACGGATGGTATGAAGCAAAAGCAAACTTCATGATGCACCACAATAGGGACATACCATGTTGGGTGCCGACAGATAGGACTCATGGGTTACCGTAATGCAATACTTAATTAACACACTTATCTGGATTCTTGGAGTATACGGAATGGCAACCATCCTAGTTCACTCCCAAATAGCACACCCCCTAAGAGAGCGTCTATCTTACTCGTCCAGAGAATATGACGAACATGGAAATCTAACATCGGCAAACTATAGAAAAGGCTTTATCGGGTTCCTAGGGAAATTGATACATTGCATCCTCTGTACAGGATTTTGGGTGGGTATACTATGGGGCCAATGCTACTGGAGTCCACTAGAGAACCTAAACCCCCATTGGGCAGTAACAGTGTTGTTTACAGGTTGCCTAGGGGGCGCAACAACATGGCTAATATACCTCAAGGTCTACCCTGCAATGCAAGGTAAATGAGGGTAGTCAGCACCCGCCAGCGCAGTGTGTGACTGGTCTTATACCGAATTTTAAGGATAGTAACATAAAAGATACCCTGCAATTATGTAGCCGCTTGTAGGATATTTTTCTAAGAAATCAAATTTTTGTGTCTCTGTAGTAAATATATTTGGAGATTCATTATGAGGATATTTCCTAGGAGGCTCAGAGACAAACTACAGTCTCTTGAGAGTTCGATCTCATGGTTGATGACTATGACAGATTCAACAGCCATGAAGTGGGGTATGCCAAACTCTGAAGTTAAAATTTTAGGGGAGAGAGTAAATTTAATGTCTAAAACTCTCGACGAAATCTACAATCGGTTGAACAAATATACCACTGAATAGGTATAATCACTCTCATGGAACTATTCACATTTAGCGTGTCACTACTGTCTCTAGTAGTGATTTGTTACAATGTTCATTTTCTCCTGCTGATCTATAAGGTCATGCTTGATACCGAGAAAAAGAACAGAAATTTTGATAAGTGTTTCCGCAATAGCTCATGCCCTCCCTCACAAAAGTCAGAAAAAAAGTTATTGAAACAGCTTGTTCGAAAGCTTACAGGACAGCGGCAAAGATAATTTTAAAAAATCCAGCCAACTGCGGTCCAACAGAATTGGACGACGTAAGTTTCAAGCATATGGTTTACCTCCTAATGCCAAGAATTTATCAAAGATTCAAAAAGGCATGGGAATCAAGTTCGTTTAAAGAAATATCCCCGCAATTTCCTGTCACTTTGACAGAACTTTTCGATTATTTGGACGATTCAGGTTTTAAGTCCTAAAAGAAATAAGCTTTCGTGTAGAAGCTGCCTATATAATTGTTAGGAGCCTTCTTCATGAACAAGTTGTTAGCTGGACTCTTAACAACGCTCTCCTTCCTCCTCCCCCCAGTTAAGAGTCAGTCGGTAGTTGAAATAAACTCCAATTTAACAGGGACAGGTGCAATTCACTTTGGGAATTTATGGACTCAACAGCAGTGGTCCACGGTTCTTCAAAGAACAAATTTGCAGTATAATGCTGCTACCCCAACCGCATTAGTTGACATAGGATCAACTCCAACGTCAGTTGGGGGATACACCCAATGGGAGAGATCCAATGCTGTTCACAATACGTTTGACCACCCTGATTGGGTAGACGTGGGTGGGGTTGTGACCTTCTCTCTAGGAGGTCCAACTGTGATAGGTCAGCCTGTTGCGTTCGGAATAAACCATAACTCCAGGATAAGATTTAGAAATACCTTTAGACCTTCAGATGGGACTCTTAGATTAGAAATTTATCAGTTTAATGATGGAGGTTTGGTTGATATAGAGTCTACAGGGGGATTTCCCCTAACATTAGAAGTTACTCTCCCAGACCTCACAGTGCATACTTTGAGTGTAGGAAATGTTCAAGGCTTAAATATAATTCAGCTAGGTCCTGATGCCCCCTTGAGGCAAGAAGTTATTTTTCTGGAAATTCCATTATCTGTTACCACTACATCCTGGACAGATATTAGAACTAGAATTTACGGAGGAATAAATACAAGGGGAGACAACATCTTTAGAACTAGGAAATATGGATACAATGTAAGTTATTGGCCCGAAGCTTCGCCAATATCTATAGGAACTCCTGATGGAAGACTTATACCAGCATGGCACACAAGATCATCTGCTAATCCAACCGGGGTGGCATTTCATGGGATTCAAGATACAACAAACACTTTACTTGAGTCATTACCTAGAAGAGATTTTGATTTATACTTTTGGAGTATAGGTCCCCCCGCTCAAACCAATATTCCTTTAACTATGGGGTGCGAAGCCGTAGTAGAATTATTCCACCCGCTTACCTTCAGTCAGATTGTAATACCATCAATGATTGGAACATCCTACCCCCTAGAGACTAATCTCTTATATCTTCCAAGAGGTTATGGGGATTGGGTGTTCCAATGGTTTGCAGTAACTGACGGTGCGATTGTATCCTCAAAGCCATTCCATATAAATAGTGGCTTTTAAAAAAAAATACGTTATTTATTTAAGTAAATAATTTTGGAGAATTAACCTACCATGTATGTATCAGCAAACATCACCCCTCCCCTAAGCTATTCCCCGGCAACCATTAGTGGTACTGTTCCCGCAAATGTAACTAACAATACCGCTGGAGTGTCAGGAGATTGGTATATCGAAGAGCAATCTTTGGATATTTGGTATTGGAGGCAACCAATAGCGGAGCTACAAAGTTATAGCGCAACCTTGTCAAGTATAACCTGCGGGACAAAAATTATAGGAACACAGCTATTAGTAATGCCGAACCTTACTTACAGAAGAGAAAAGCAGCTTGGGACAACCTATTACACATCCGCCTACCAACAACCCCAAAGATTTGAACTTCATTCTGCATCATCAGACTCTCAGGGAAACTCTTATGGCTTTGTGGTCAGCGGATCGTCGGGGACTTTAGGCCCCCACGGGCGTATTGTAACTCACCAACCTTACTATAAAAGAGTGTTCTGGGATGACGCGAGACATGCTTCCCTGTTCCCTGGTGGAGCATCTTCCTTCACAAGCCGAATCCCCGGAGGTAGTATAGTAAACTACTATCAAAATAAGGAAATTGTTTCTAACGGAGTTACTACGATAATCCCATCTAGAGCGATCCCCTGGGCCTCAGGCGCGAAATGGTGCATAGAAGGGGGAGAACCCGGAACATTCTTCTTGACACCCCGCGAAGCATACCCCCGTGTAGTGGGAGGGTTTATTGAACTTCCAGGTCCTTACTCAACAAGCCAGGAAGAACGTGTATTTGCCTGGAGATTAATTAATGAAGTAACAAACTCACTCATGGGTGCGGATACTTCAAATTCTAATTGGTTTAATAATTTTCCCAACGGACATACAACATACAGCGGTAACGAACCTGTCCCCATCGCAACAGAACTCATGGTGTCAGGTTATGACCCAAGAAGACATCAGTATACCTAATAACGTAAAGGACTTATCATGGCATTAACACCTCCAACTACCCCCACAGTACCTCTCTCTATTTATACTCCATCAGGGACCGCCCAACCTGAGGGGTTTGTTGACGGGCCTAATGTATTTTCAGGAAATTGGTGGATAACCCGCCAATGGATGAATATTTCATATTCCCGTGTGCCCGCCACATACACGGCAGGGTCCAAGACCCCTGGTGCCGGATGTACCCTATCCGCAATAAATTCTCCTGCTCCTTTCAACGGAACTATGTTAGCGGCAACTGTATACGCTTTCGTAGAACAAGTGAGTAGTGCAGGAACCTACGCAACTTCTAGCTATCAACAGCCTCAGAAGTTTGCTATATACGCAGGAAGCGCAGACCCTCAAGGGCTTACCTACCCAGGAACTTCGGCAACAACGCTCCCCTCCGGGTGCCTCGGACCCCTGGGAGACATTATAACTGTTCAAGAATTCTATAGAAGAGAGCCATTAAGCTCAGTAGACCCTTGGATCACAAGGAATCAGGGAGCATCCTCAGTACACGGTCCAACCTACGTAGCACGATGGCTACCCGGAGGTACCGATATATTCTCACCATCAGCATTAAACTCAGTTGATTACTTCAGAGATTTTGCTGCGTGGGCTAGACGCCCAGGCCACCAACAAAGTAATCGACACAAAGAAGATGTGGACCTTCTGCAAGTAGGAATAGAATATTACATCCCAGGTGGGTATAATTACGATAAAGAAATTTCTCAAAAAAC